AATTAAATAAAATGGCAGAATTCGTATTTACCTCACCGGGTGTAAAATTCAGAGAAAGAGACCTTACATTTGTTACACGTAATATAGGTATAACAACTTTGGGTCTTGTTGGTGAAACATTAAAAGGTCCTGCGTTTGAACCCGTATTCATTCAGGACAAAACACAGTTCGCACAAAGATTTGGCGCACAAAGTACAAAGAGATTTTCGAGTGGTTTGCTTCAATATCAATTACCTTATGTGGCTAATGCTTATCTTGAAGAATCTAATCAATTATATGTAACCAGAGTATTGGGATTGTCAGGATATGACGCAGGTACTGCATGGGCACTTACTTTAAGTGCTGGCGTTGACCTTGAAGCAACTGGTATTACATCAACAGCATCATTTACAAGTGGCTTTACTGATAGTATATTTTTAGGAGTATCTATACACGTTACTGGCGACACTGGTACTTGGTTTGGCGGTTTCGTTAAAAATAATGCTTTTGGTGCTAACACATTTACTGGTTACTTAAAAACCTTCACGTGTGTTACAAAAAATGGCACAAGTGGTACATGCACTGGTATTACTTATACTATATCAGGTGCATCATATGCAGAATATGAAAATATGGTACTTGCTGTTGTTAGAAGTAGAGGTTATGTTAAAGATAACGCAAACGCTTCTCCTACAACAATATTCAGCACATATCAAGACCCAACAGGTCTTATCATGTCAGCAAATACTACATTAAACGATACTGGTGATTTGTTCGGTATGTTCAAATTAACTGCAACTAATTTAGGGACAAATCCAACACCACCGCCAACTACAACTGGTAGTACAGAAACATATACCGCTTCATTGAATCCAAATTCAACCAGTTTCTTACCAAATGTAATTGGTTTAGAACCAAAAGATAAAAATACTAAGATTTGGGTACAAGCAATATTTCCAGACCTAATCAAATGGTTGGATTCAACAGGTATTGGTTACGGTGTTAATACAACATTACTTAATTGTACAGAACCTATTTATAGTAATTATAAATCTCAATTTAAAACACCTGAAACTCCTTGGGTTGTATCACAAATTAAAGGTAGTAGCGTTGATAGATTGTTTAAATTTATAAGCATTTCAGACGGTGATGCTGCAAACCAAGAAATAAAAATCAGTATTACCAATATTAAGCCTGACACATTGGAATTTGATGTGGTAATTCGTAGTTTTAATGATACTGATGACAATCCAGTAATTCTTGAACAATTTTCAAGATGTAATTTAACTGTTGGTACAACTGGCTATATTGCACAGCGTATCGGTACTTCTGATGGCGAATATGACCTTCAGAGCAGATATGTAATGGTTGAATTAGCTGATTCAATTGAACCGGGTGTATTCCCAGCAGGTTTCGAAGGTTATGTGTTTAATAACTATGAAGCTGTAATAACTGGTGATATTTCATTTGGAGATGCAGTAACTCCCGCAATACTTTACAAAACCAAGTATGATGATGATGAAAGACCAAGAAAAGTATATCTTGGAATATCTGAAAAAGCTTATAGCACCGCTACTGTTGCTGGAACGGGCATCAATCAAAACTTTTTCAACTTTAATAATTCTAATGCTGGTTATCGTTCAAGTGGTTTCACAAAAACTGATGGTTTCCACATGGACGTTGATGCAAGCGGTGTTACAACTGCTTATGGAGATACATTCCAGTGTGGTATTGGTAAATTCCAAACAATTGAAGATATTATTGATGACCCAACCAATCCTTATTATGAATTAATTTCAAGGAAATTTACCTTAGTTCCTGCAGGTGGTTTTGATGGTTGGAATGTTCATAGAACAGCACGTTCTTATGACGATAATTTTGCAGCATATAAACATTTCGATGGCGTTGATAATCCAAACACAACGACTCCAACAAATGACTTTCAAGCATGGCAGACTGCTATTAATACTTTTGCAAATCCAGAAGAAATAACAATTAACTTGTTTGCAACACCGGGTATTAATTGGGGTGAACAAACAACATTAGTTCAAGATACAATTACAATGATTGAAGAACAGAGAACCGATAGCTTATATGTTATTGACTCTCCCGACAGTCCAATTCAGCAAATAATTGGTGAACCTAAAGTTGATGTTATTGCAGCACAAGATGTTGTTGATACACTTGAGGGTGCAGAAATTGATAGTAACTACGCTTGCACATACTTCCCTTGGATTCAAATGAGGGATACCCAGAATAATGTTAATGTTTACATTCCACCAACAGGTGAAGTGGTAAAAGCAATGGCATTCACTGATAATACTAAATTCCCTTGGTTTGCACCTGCTGGTTTAACACGTGGTGTAACTGATGCAAGGAAATCTAAGTATAAATTATCTCAGGAAGCATGTGATATACTTTATGAGAACAGAATTAACCCGTTGAAAGACTTTGCAGATGCTGGTACAGCAATCTTCGGTCAGAAAACATTACAGGTTAAGGAAAGTGCTCTTGACAGGGTTAACGTTCGTAGGTTGTTACTTCAGATTAAGGTTCTTATTGCAAACATCGCAATCAGGCTTGTATTCGAACAGAACGACCAGACTACTATTGACCAATTCTTACAGAAAGCAACTCCGATTCTTGATAATATCAAGAGAGAAAGAGGTTTGTATGAATTCAGAATTAAAATGGATGACAGCAATAATACGCCTGAGTCACGTGACAGGAATGAATTGTATGGTGAAATTTTCTTGAAACCTACACGTGCAGTTGAATTTATTGGTATTACATTCACCATTACTCCTACTGGCGCATCATTTGCTGACGTTGGTGCATAATGTGATTTTTTTAAAGGGAAAACCCACTAAGTCAGTGGGTTTTCTTTTTTCGAGTATTTATAAAAAATAATTTTATTTAAAAAGCATAAAAATGGCAAGAAGAATTAATAAAAGAAGGGAACTTGATTCACTTGAAGAAACAACAAAAAGCGAAAATATTGTTGAAAAAGAGCCAATTAATGTCAATTTAAACATGGGAATTCCAGAGGTTGATAGTGAAGGTAATATAATACATGAAATGTCAACACCTGTTGACGAATCAGCAGAATTATCATCAATCGAATTATCATCTGCACCTGAAGAAGATGAAGAAGAAAAAATTGTTGCAACTATTACGGAAGAAGAAGTAAAAGACCTTGACGAAAAATTTGGTATTGATGCGGAAGAAGAAATTGAAAAAATCTTTACTGAAAAGGAAGTTGAAGTAAAAATATTACCAAAACAGCCAAGAAGTGTTGCAGGTTTATCACGTTCTCAATTAAGAATCTTCGAAAGAACTGGCAGATTACCAAATTAATTTTAATTACGGAAGTATTTATGATAAAATAACAAAAAAAATAATTTACAACTTAATAAACAAATAACATGGCAGGAGAAATGATTAGGGGTATCCCTTTCGAATATGAACCAAAACGTGTAAACAGGTTCTTCGCTGAATTTGCAGACGAATTGGGCATTGAAGTTTGGAAAGTTCAAAAGTTTAAAAGACCTTCAATGAAAATCAACTCAGTTCCGATTCAATATATGAACGAACAAAACTATGTAGCAGGTAGATATACTTGGGACGAAATGCAATTAGTATTCCTTGACCCGATAGGTCCATCTACATCACAACAGCTTATGGAATGGGTTCGTTTACATGCTGAATCATTAACTGGTCGTATGGGTTATGCAGCAGGTTATAAGAAAAATATTCTTCTTAAAGCACTTGACCCAACAGGTGTTGAAGTTGAAAAATGGTTCTTGGAGCAGTGTATGATTACATCAATTGACTTTGGTGATAATGACTACTCAAATGATGAATTAACAAACATCACGCTGAACATACAACCGTGGAGATGTATTCTTAACCTTTAAGAAATACCGGGAAAAAATATCAAAACTCGCATCATTGGTGCGAGTTTTAATATAAACATTATTGGGAAACTAATACAAATTTAAATGAAAAATAGAATAAATTTAAATTTATTTAAAAACATTAAAGATAAAGAAATTGCATATATTTTAGGGTTGTTGTGGGCAGACGGTCATGTTACATTTGCGAACAATAATGCAAAAACACCAATAATAAAACATTCTGCAAAAGATTCTGACAATACAACATTTAAAGAAATATTAAAATTTTCGGGTGAGTGGAATTCATTTACTTGTAAAAATATTGGCTCGTATGCAAAAAAGCCAAAAACAATATCAGTTAATTGGATATCGAACAGGGAATTTGGTGAATTTTTAATTCAAAATCAATATCGTAATAAAGTTCAATCACCAGAAATGATTTTAGGGAAAATTCCACATGAATTGAAATCATATTGGTTTAGAGGATATTTTGATGGCGATGGGTCGGTCACAATAAAAAATAAGGGGCATCATTCGATTGCATTCACTGCAAATGAAAAGCAGGATTGGAAGTTTGTTGTTGATTTATTTCACGACCTAAATATCATCAACTATAAGATTAGGATAGTTAACAGTAGAGGGGGTACGTCTTCACAGATAAGAATTACAAATAAAAAGGATTTATTAAAATTTGAAGATTTTATATATTCCGATTATGATACAAATCGCTTGGGATTAGAAAGAAAACGTATTCAATTTAAAAACCTTTAAGTTCCGCAATACGATTCTCAACAATTTTTTCGGCATAATATGACCTATCTTTTGTTTTAATTAATTGATAACTATCATTATTATGTGAAAACCAAACAAGATATGATTGCCCCAACTTAATTCCAGTATTCTTTTCGATAATATATTTATATAAGTCAAGTTGTAAAGAATATAACTCCAAATCGCAATCTTCGAGCATAAATAAATCACCAAGAAGATGACGGCTTTTCATTTCAAATGTGAAATCTTTATTCGTTTTCCAATCATAAAGTTGCAGTACTTTATATTTCACATTCCAAAACAACATGTCAAGCATACCTGCAATTAAAGATTCTCTATCATAAACAACAAATTCGGTTCGTATTGGTATCAATCTGCTATGAGAATCCTTATAAAATTTGTCAACGTGCTTTTTTGTTATTTCATATTCCCTGTGAACCGGGTCAAATCCAAATTCTTTTAAAATAAGTTCTTTTGGATATTCGTATTTTTTATTTTGAAATAGATTTTCTGCATAGTCGTGAATTGCAGAACCTTTAATTGTACCCTTTTTATTAATAAATTCCCATGCTCTGAGAATATCTTTTTGTTCAATGCTAAATTGTTCGCTTTTATAGTTTGACCAATAATCCTCATTAAATTCTTCCTGATATTTATGAATGATTGTGGTTACTGAAATAAGTTCCTTTCCATCAACAAAATATTTGTGTGGCTCATCAAAAAATGTGACATCATTAAATGTCGTAAACAATTCAGGTGGTATAATAATTTCTGAATCCATAAGAGGCAAATATACGAAAATTTTAATTAGTTACAATATTGTTTTGTAAAATTGCCTCAAAATTAATACTTTCCAAATCCTTAATGATTGAATTTTTGTCTGCTGGAAGTCCAGAATATCCATGAATGTGGTTAATAACTGCCCTTCTGATAATTTCCAACGCTTCTGCTAATATATCTGCTCTGGCAATTGGATGTCCTTCATCGAAAATTCTTTTTCTATCCTCTGGTTTTAATCTGGCTGCTTTAAATTGTGGATTACCACTGTGTGAAATAATGGCAATCTTATCTGCCATCATTATTGCATTACTATAATATTCGTCAGTATCGTCTTTTGTTTCATACACAAGACTTATCTGTGCAGGGTTTTTGGTGTTTAGTTTTAAAATGTTGTCGTTTTCATGTTTACCTGCACGAATGTGTACTTCATTAATGCGCAAAATTACATCTGTATTAATTTTACCTACAAGTGCCACATCATTCATTAATGGAAATACGCCATCGGCATCCGGGTATGTTGATGGTGCTGGTTCTGGGTTAGTTAAACCAATGTTTGTAGTTGATAGTGCAGTATATACTGAATCAAATCCAATTTTTTGCATTTGGGATACAACGCTACCCATCCAAAACCTGCTTCTTTGTGGAAACCTGATGTCTTCAATAAACACTCTCACAATTTCGCCCACTTGTGGATAAATGTGAAAGAATTTTGGGAGCATTGGATAGCACCAAGGCAAATCTGATAATGCAGTTCTATTATCCAAATCAGCTATTTTTACCTTAATTCTTCCACCTTCAGTAGCATCATCAATAGATATTACTTCACCATAATAAATCGTTCTTGTGGTGCTATAATCCCCCTCTTTTTTATAGGGATTGCTTGTTTGTAATATGGGTTTATCAAAAGCCATTACCTTTTACTCATTTCTTCCATTAATTCAACATAATTTTTTTCAAGTTCTTCTAAAATGACAAGCCTTTCATTTATTTTTTTTTCAATAACTTCAGATTCAAAAGTGAGGTCAATGACTTCCTTTTTCAATAAGTCATATCTTGCTTTAACATCATTAACCATTTTAAGTAGCTGAGTTGCAGTATGTCCCGATAAATTTTCCATTATTGTATAACTCCATATCCTTTAGAATAAGTAATTGTTGCACCAAACACGGTAACAGGACCTGTTGGTGAAATACCCGCAGCATTAAGTGTAATTCCCGGTGGAATTGCCACACTAATAATAGCGTCCTGTTGAAGTGCTTTTACAATTTCTTCAATTCTTATCCTTTCCATAATTTCATCAGGAGAATTACCACCTGATGGTAGTGCACCAACAGGCAATCCAGCCTCACTTTTTCTGGCAATAATACGTGAAGCAATCTTGGTCGGTGATAATCCCGGACGTTTCGGAACACCCACTAATATAAGGGGTGTTGGAATCGGGGGAGAACCGCCAACAGACGATAGTTTCAATATCTTATCAAAACCACCGATGATTGATTCAATGCTATTGAAATTAATTGCCATATTATTTTGCTGCTTTCAATACTTCCTGCATTGATTTCAATTGGGGTACTGATACCCATTTCCAACCCAAAAACAATTTGGTTGCAAATTTTCTGAACCAATTTGGTCTAACGGTTGTTGCGAGTTGTGTGCCGTCTACGCTACCATCGATAAGATAAACGCCAACGAACTGTTTGTTTAATTTCTGGTCTACTATCATAATTTTAACTAATTAAGCTTTTTAATATACCTACGTACTGATTTATTTTTTCTTGTATTATTCTTTTCACAATTGGAACAAGCATTGCGATTAAAAATGATACTATTAATTCAAATATAAATTGATTTATCATTCTCATCAAGTCGTTTAATAAACATTTAATGAAAATTTTAAATTTCTTCATATCTGTTTTAGGGTCTCCAATTTTTGGTGTTCCAGTTGGACTCTCAAATGCGCTAATAATTGCTTGTAGCATCCTTACTTGAGGCGATGAGGTCATTAGCTGTGCCAATATTTGTTGCACCATTTTTATTATTCTCTGAAAGAAGCCATCTTTTATAGTTTCTTTATTTTCTTGTTGCGTTTCTTGTATGTTAGCCGTACTTTGTTCAATAGTGCCTTCAACCAAATTTCCCACCGCAAACGTATCGGTTGAACCAGATACTTGTTGAATTAAATCAATCATATCGCCTAATGGAAGTTCTGCACCAATAATACCACATCCCATATCGTAATAAACCACGCCATCAATCAATGCTTGTGCTTGCTCAAGTAATGCATCATAATCGCTTTGTGAAATCTCAAAACTATCGTCATCTTGAAGTAGTTGGTCAATTAATTTTGAAACCTGCAATTCATTATATACCTGTTCAACTGTTTTATTTTGATTTGAAGTAACACTTCCGTAAACAGCATTCATCACATTGGTTAAGAACTCTTTCTTTTCAATAATAACTGTATCTTCAATGTAGTTTCCAAGCCATTGACCAATGTTTTGTGACGATGATGCGTTAGTAGCTTTAAAATTAAATTTATCGGTTGCAGAATTGTAAGTTATTGACACATTCTTATATACGACAGGAGTTCCGTCAAGAGTAATTGCCTCATATGCTTTACTATCAAAAGTATCGGTTGAACCATACAGCAAACTACCTGCACTTGAAGTTGGATTAGTCTTTAACTTTCCAAAAACATCAATATCCTTAACAGGCACATCAATACCACTACCCGTACTTTTAAAATAACTTGGAAGCTGAGAACCTGAATTATGTTGAATTAATTGTTTTTTTAATGTTTCTTTTATTTGCGGTTCAGCGATGTCGGTAAATTTTACAAATAAATCACCTGTTAATTGCTTCAGTGCATCACTACCAACAACAACTTTAAGTACATCAAGTAAATATGGAACAACATCCTTTTTATTGTTGATTGACGGAAATAAATTAGTGCCATCATTCTTCTGGTTTTTGCTTCTTTCCATGAATGATGTGTATGCACCAATTGTGGTGAAAACATTTTTCTTGTCGTCAATAAGTCCCATTACTCTTTATTTTCCTTTTGTCTTCTTTCAACTTCTTGCTGAACAAAATCCAATAAATTATTTCTTTCTTCTGTGGTTACTTCACGTTCATCAGATTTTTCTTTATTAGTTTTTTGCCCTGAAGAAGCTGGTGGAGCAGCACCTGTTTTATTATCAAAGACAACTTCCTTTAAATATCTAAGAAGCATGATTTTTTGTTCTTGGTTCTTAGCTTCTGCAGCAATGAGTTTTACGATTTGGTCTCCAATTGCAGCAATTTCACCGCCTTCTTTTACTTTTTGTTCCCATTTGGTAAACAAGCGGTTTAATTTTGCTTTAATGTTATGTGTTTCATCGTAAATTTCTTGAAGTAGTTTATTTACACTTTCTTCATCGAATGACAATCTTCTTCTTGGGGGTCTTGGCATGGCAATATAGTTTTAGTACATATAAATACACATTATTTTATTTTATTGTTAATCTTCCAAGTAGTCGATTTTTTCAATGAAATAGATTTCTTTGAATGGTTTTATTGCAATTCTAATTTCTTTGGTAGACAATCCGGTTTGTTCCTTTAAAAAGAGCAGCACTTTATTTTTTGCAAATTTATTTGTTACTCTTTTTCCGTACTTTCCTTCCGGTGTGTCTTCCATAAACAAGACGTGCCAGTTTTTCAATACATTAACTATTGCATCACCAACAACAACTTCGTTTCTCTTCATTGCCGGGTCATTATTAATCCTGTCTTCAATTTTATTTACAACACAATTAATTAATTCTTCGAGTTGGTTTTGCTTATCAGTTTCCATTTCATACGCATATTCCACATTTTCATTAATTTCGTCAATATGGTCATCATATGAGAGGTTAATTTTCTTCTCAGTATAACTTTTTTTGCCGTGGTCTTTATAATAGTTACGTATAATCGTTTGACAATAGCTATACGCTTTGGTTTTATTTCCCGATTTTGTAATTTTATTCGGGTTGAACTTAACCATATGCTCAATTAAATGAGTCAAAGCGTTTTCTTCAACTTCTCCCATATCATAGTTTCCAATATGTATTGGATAACGTCTTAATATGGACTGTATCATCTTTCGAAAAGGTTCAATCAGAATTTCATTATAGATTCGATTTTTTTCCTCACTTGAAGTTGAATTTATATAGTCAATAACGGCTTGCTCTTCCCTTTCTGCGAAGTACGGTGCGTTATTTTCATTTTCTTTCATTTTTCATGAATACAAAAAATATAAATTATTTTTCAAGTCTTGTGAGGTCGATGATTCTATCATTCATAAAATTGGATTCTTTACCTGCAGTTTCAAACCAGAACTTTCTTTCATTCATCGGCATTGTTTTCTGATATGTATCAAATAAACTGCCCGGTCTGGTTGCAAGATGCTTATATCCAATCTTAGGAATGGAATATATCTTACTTGCATTATTTAATGCTCTGAGTAAGAATTCATACATGAACGTTAACTTAATGTTTGATTTATATTTGCCAAGGTTTTTAAATTCACTGAGCTTAATTACAGCACCTGATAGTTTAAAATCGGTGTACTGCTTGAGTGCTTTTGCGTTCAAAAATCCCATTTCACCGTTTTCTCCAACAAATTGTTGTGACCAAACCGTTTCATTCGTGAGTTTGAAACCTTCGTTCTTCTCGTTTGTTTCAACCATCATTGTCATGAAAACATCAACTTCTGGATATGCCTGAATGTATTTGGTTGCATTCTTAAAGAAAGTTGTGCTGTATTCATCATCAAATTCAAGTACCGAAAAATAATCGGTAGTTACTGATTCAACAGCAAGATTTACTTGTGACTGATAGTCGGTTTTACCCTCATTCTTTACAAGAGTAAATTTGGTGTATGGAAATTTATCCTGATATTTACGGATAGTGCCTTCTTTAAATCCTTCGATTGCTGCTTCAAGTTCCGGTGGAAACACTAAAACTAATTGAGGTAGTTCATCGACACTTTCTTGTTTTGCAATTGATTCTACTGCTTTATCTAAGTATAATGATAATTCGTCATTATACTCATGAATTGGAATTATTACAGATATATTCATTTTGATTGTATTTTTATTTAAAATTATTTTTCTTCAACAACAGGGGGTTCGGTTGTGCTAATTTCTGGAACTACTGCCTGTGGCTGCGGTTGAAGTGCATTATTGAACAGTGCGATTCTCTGGTCAATAAGTCCCTGATATATTTCAGTCAATTCCTTCTGAGATGTTTCTTGACTATATTTTGCAGCAATATTTGCCATTCTGCTATATAATTCAGGAGATATTGCATCATCCAAAAATTTAACAAGAACTTCACCTGCCAAAAGAGGTAAATCATAGAAGTTTTCAGTCCATGCACCAGCATCATCAATTGCCTTAATTGCATTACCTGCCTCATCCCTTTCAATCATATATTCAGGCATAATGTCAGGTCTTAAACAGATTGGAATTACCCCGGATTTCATACATTCAAGCGGGAAAGTACCAAAAGATGCAATTCTGTCAATCCAAACTGCTGCAAAGTTTTCCTGTAATCTTTTTGCAAAGTCAACCCTTCTCATTGTCTGAGGCGGTTTACTCTTGGTAAGCATTGGGTCAAATGTCATCCAGTTGTACTGTGGATATTTTGCAAAGAATAACTTCACAAATTTTGAAATTTCATTCGGATTCCTACCAACGATTGAAATTATTGGCTTCTGGGGATTCTTAGAAGGTTCAAAATAATCTGGAATACCAACA